TCGTTTGCTTTCATGATTTTATTGCCGTATTTATCCGGTTCTTTCATAACCATCTTGTATGTAATGCTTTCGTCTATATTATCCTGAAATTTTTCAATGCTGTCAGATGGGAAGAACTCTGCATTTTCCTTTATAAAACTGCTTGCTTCATCTGAAACGGTAATTGCATCTGTAGATTCGGCTGCAAAAAGCAGTCCCCATTCGGTTGCCTGCCAAACGCCTTCATGATACGTCCCTATCTGGACTGTTCCATCTTCCCAAGTTGTTTTTCCTTCCCCCTCAAAAACGCCTGCGGAGAAATCTCCCTCATACGTCCAAGTCTCTCCTGCTTCATTTTTCGTTTCAAATTTGCCATGTCCATCAGGCACACCTTCAACCATGTCTCCGGAATAAGTTCCTGTTCTTTCTCCATAAGGTAATGAAAGCGTCACTTCTTTGTTTTCAACAGTACCGGTTCCAGTATCACCGCATCCAACAACGCCAAACATCATTCCAATACACAGAACCATACATAACCATTTTTTCATGGTATCCCCTCCTTTTCGACATCATAACATGTGAATTATTAGGCTGTCAATTTCTCTTTCTGTGATATTCGGAAGGCGGGATTTATCTTTTTTCCTGCTCAAGCTCCATGTATGCAAGAATGACTGCAATTTCTTTTTCCGGAATTTTGTATATTTGAGATGGCAGGGTGCCAAAACGCCGCCACATGGTATATCCGACAACCGCTCTGGCATCCCCTGCCCGAATCAGTTTTTTACTTCCGTTACCGCATCGTCATCATAGCCGCTCAGACGGTTAATTGTGCTGTAAATGATAGAAATTTCTCCTGCGCTGAACAATTTTTTAATGGCATCCTTCCCACTTGCAACACCAAGCTTATTCAGCAATTCCTTGTCGCTCAGCCTTCTTCCCTCGATACGGCAGCTTTCCAGAAGAATATTTGCCCTAAAATCTCCCTCTTTGCTGATTTCAGAAACATGTACCATCTGGTCTTCCGTCAGTGCGGCACAGGTCACTACAAAGGGCTCCCCTACAATATCCGATAATCTTTTGATTTTAAGCTCTGTTTTTTCCTTCTCCTGTAATTTCTCAGCATCTGTTTCTAAAAGTCTGTCAAAAATACTCATAACTTCCTCCTTATTCCTCGTCAATCAGGTCAATGAATTCATAATCGTAGAACGTAAAAGGCTGTGTTACCGTTCCAATCGTTTCTGCCGCCCAGTCAGCCAGCGTAAGCTCCGTAAAGGTCACACCCTTCAGCACCACTCTTTCCGCCCCCAGTGCATCCGGGTCAGCCAGTTTGCCGATAATCGTAAATTCAGGTGTTCTCCCTTCCTTAATTTCATCCGCAATTTTCAACGCCATACGGCTGTTTGTTTTCGTCATGGTAATGCTACCCGTACCGGACCATCCCGCGCTTTTCTGCTTCTTGCCGCTTGTGCCGCACATCGGAACATCCTTAAAATTGATTTGTGCTTTTGCCTGCAACGCCGTAGCCTCTCTGACAAGCTCGCCGTCTAACATTACCTCCCCATAGTTGCCGTTAATCGCTCTTCTGGGGTCAAAACCTGCTTTTCTCATTTATTGCCCCTCCTTAAATGTTAAAGTTTACTGTAATATCCTCGATTGCGTACAGAATATGATAAGAGCCCTCCATAAACACGTTGCTCTTTGTATTCGCTTCTTTGATTTGCTGTTCGGACATTTCGCTTACATCCGTCCCATTTTCGCGAAGCCAATCTCTCTGTGCCTTCACATCAATGCCCACAAAAATATCCTTATCCAGAATCTCATCATCCCGGAGTGCCTCCAGATACTGCTGCACCGCTACCAGCAGCAGGCACTTGTTGTCGTAATTGTTAGGATACTTACCGATGTAGTTATCTTCACAGGTACCATGGATGTCATTGTAAATCAGATCCATGGTATCTACTGCCTTAATCGACTTATAGATATCTCCCTTCAATCCGTTTGCATCCTTCAGGCTGTTTACCTCTCTGCCAATCTTGACCTTTTCGCCATCATGGAAAAGAACAAACTCTCCGGAGTCAATTTTTTCATTCATTTCGCTTCTGGTAAATTTCGGCACATCGTCTACCTCGCTCAACACAAAATAAGTGGAGCTGACATTCAGCGGT